CTTTCTTTATCTGCTGCCGCGTTGCTTTCATGTTTGCGCCCTCGCTTTCTTTTGTATGGGCAGGGCGGCAAAGTCGCCGCCGCTGCCGCTTGTTTAGTTAAGTCCTTAGATAAAGTACATACCGCCGTTATATTCAAGGGCGATTGCTTCTTGTCCCATCTCGTGCTTCAGCTCGTAGCACATGCGGACAATATCATCAATGTACTTTTCAGCGTCAGCGGTGGAGCAGTACGCGAAAACCATTGTTGTACGCTCAGCCACAAGGGAGTTATCAGCGGCAACCCAATAGCCAGCGGCCTGGGTAGCAGTCGCGCCGCCGAACGCATTGGAGAGGGTACGCGCCACGCGCTCAACATATGCGCCGTTGTCGATCTCCTTGTTAATGTCAACCGTAGCGGGGACATACACGGTAATTTTGCTATTCAGGGGAATCATGTTTGCAAGCTTCATTTTCTCATTACCTCCGATTATTTAGCTAATTCCTTTAGGGCTTCCAATCCGCAACCCTCACGGCTGCGGCGATCTCGTCAAGGTTGTTTTGCTATCTCCTTAACTCTGGTATTATTGTACCATACTATTTTCCCGCTGTCAATATAAAACCGCTAAAATTTTCTCGCTTCTCACTTAAATTATAACCAAATTCGCAAGGCGGTTTTTGTGCAATTTGACCATACAGAATTGGCCTGGATAGACGGCCAGACAGCCGCCAGAGCCGGAGAGATAGACAGAGGACAGAGGGCGCAGGCGGTGGAGATCATGACGGCCAGAGAGACGGACAGACGGCCACGGCCAGCAGGAGGACAGACACCGGACGCAAGGCAAGGACAGACAGCGCCCCGCAGCGACGACCCGTAGCAGAGAGAAGAGGGAGAGAAGCAAGGACAGAGGGAAGAGCGCCAGCGCCAGAGGCGCGGCACTGGAGACACGGCCAGCAGGAGCCAGAGAGAAGCCGCCCCAGATCAGCAGAGGGAGAGACAGCCGCAAGCGCGGCACTGTAGCCCATAGCAGAGAGGGAAACAGACAGCAGGGAGACACGGCTGGAGCATGTGAGACAAGAGAGAAGAGAGGGAAGAGAAGAGAGGGAGCGACAGGAAAAAGACAGAAAAAGCCGCCATTTTCCCCGCCCTGCCCGAAGCTACAGCCCAGGCCAGCAGATAGCACCGGCAGAAGCTGGACAGCAGAGAAGCCCCGCCAAATGCCTGGAATCAATTCCGCTTTTGTGGAGTATGCGGAACTACCTTGAATAACGGGCATTTTTGCCAGCTCCAAGACGGGGGATAGTTTACATTTTCACGCCCCTTCAGCTCACAAAATGTTCGCCTTGTACCCCCTTCTCCACGCCTCAAATATTTCGAGACACCGCCTCGACGACCCACCGTTCACCAACGATGACTTCTCATTTTTTATGACCTTACAAAATATGTTTAGCTTTAGTATTTTGGAAGAGAAATCACCGTTGACCATCGGGATCTCCCCGAAACCATCACCCCGTAAGGAACTAACTATATAACTTTTCGCACAAATTCTATTGACATTAGTGCCGCAATCTGCTATAATAAAGCATGTAAGGAAGCCAACGATTTTCACCGAAGATCAACGGCTTATTCAAAAGCTAAAGTAATTAGCTAAACAAGTTTGAGAGGTGAACGAAATGGAACAGACTCCCGAAGTTGTAATTTCTCAAGTGGTGCTGCATCCTGATCTGGAAAAGCTCATTAAGCAGAAAAGCCGCCCCAAGAACTACAAAGAGGGTGAGCGCCAGACAGTTTATCCTTTGAAAAAGCATGATGAAATTATTGCTATGGCAAACTGGCTGCTTGAGCATAAGGGCAAGAAGTATGTCTTAGCGTTTACCCTTGGTGTTAATGTTGGCCTGAGAGCCAACGAACTCCTTTCGCTAAGGATGAACCAAGTGTTTGCACCCAATGGATCTGTAAGGTTGATCGAAGATCTTGACGATACCTCAGATGCCATTGAGATCCTGCAAAGTAAGACTGGCAAGTATCGTGCGGTCTTTCTCAACCAGGCTTGTAAGGATGTACTGGAATGGTGCTTTCCAGAGCAGGGGGCTTATTTACATTGTGATGGATACCTGTTCCCCAGCAGAGAAGGTGACTTTATTCAAGTCGGGACTTTTCGTAAGGCTCTGAAAGAAGCGGCTAAGGCTTGTGGAGTAAAACAGAATGTTGGAACCCACACCTGCCGCAAGACATGGGGATGGCATCAGTACAAGTACAATAGCGATAAGGCAAACATGGACATCACCATGCTACAGAGAGCTTTCGGCCATAGTTCTCCGGAAGTGACACTCAGATACTTGGGAATCACCGATGAGGAAGACAAAGCCTTGTACCATAACATGTGTATTCATGTTGTTTCAGACAAGGATTTTGGAAATCATGATTGTATGGGAACTGGAAACGGGCGGTAATTTCCCATAAGACAATGGGAAATTAAATACATTATTTCCCCACCCATCTAAAAGGGAAGCCTTTTCCGAAACCCTTTGTTCAACGGTGTTTTCTGCCCCTTGTCGGAGGCGTTTTGCCTACCCAAATTAGGAACTTTTTTAGGAGAGACAAATATGGATATCAAAATCTGCGATGCAATCATGGGTGCTGGCAAGACGAGTGCTGCGATTAACTACATGAATGCCTCAGATGGGAACTTCATTTTCATTACACCATATCTCAATGAGTGTGATCGCATTATCGATAGCTGCCCAATCAAGGAGTTCAAATCTCCTAAGGACAAACCACGAAGCAAGCTGTACAATCTGCATTTCCTACTGGATAAGAAGTTCAATATCTCCAGTACCCACGCTCTCTTCGCCAGCTATAATGAAGATACGGTACGGTTGATCCGAGAAGGACACTACACCTTAGTTATGGATGAGGTATTCGAGATCGTGAAGGAAATCAATATCTCTAAGGGAGACGTTCAGGATCTCATGAACAGCGGCTATATCGAAGTCGATAAGGAAACGTGCCGCGTTCGTTGGCTGAACGACTCCTATGTAGGAACCACCTTCCAAGATCTGATGCTCCGAGCTAAGGCTGGCACACTTCTCTACTATAACGATACATTCCTATTCTGGATGTTTCCACCTGAGGTATTTCAGGCATTCGATGAAGTGATCGTCCTTACATATCTCTTTGATGCGCAGCTCCAGAAGTATTACTTCGACATTAACGGCTTCGATTACAAGTACATCGGCGTTGAGGTAACACCGGACGGACAGTATGTGTTTTCTGAAACCCGCAACCAGTTTACGAAAATTGCTGGCCTGCGGGATCGGGTTCACATTCTGGACAACAAGAAGCTGAATAGTATTGGCGATGAGAAGTTCGCGCTGTCTTCCAGTTGGTCTGAGCGGCAGTTCAACAACCCAAAGATGGCAAGCAAAATGCGAAATAACATCTATAACGCTCTGCGGCATTATTGTGGTGGTAAGGGCGGAGATAGTATGTGGACTTCTTTTAAGGCTCAGAAAGACAAGATCGCCCCGCCGAATTACAGCCGATGCTTCATTCCGTGTAGCTGCAGAGCCACGAACGAATATCGTGACCGAAAGAACCTGGCGTACTGCGTCAATATCTTCTTCAATCCGTTTTTGAAACGGTACTTTGAGGAACATGGCTGTATGGTAAACGAGGATCGCTATGCGCTGAGTGAGATGATCCAGTGGATTTGGCGTTCGGCCATCAGAGACGGCCACGAAATTCAAATCTATATTCCAAGCCAGCGAATGAGAACGCTTCTGATCGAGTGGCTTGATGAAGTATCGTTTTAACGATACTAAGGAATTAACTAAATGACATTCAAGGAGGCCGAAATGTGCAAATTCTGTAAGGATTTTGACTTTGGGACGATCCGATGCGACATCGACAAATATGGCGCACACATGCTAATGGCAGGCGGGTCAACCAGATTTCCCAAAGAGCAGCAGTTCAAGTTCTGCCCAGAGTGCGGTAGGAGACTTGAGCCGTACACCGTAGACGGTATGACAAGTGAAGAGGCCGAGCGAGAGCTGATTTCCCACCTTCTTTTCTGCGGAGCGCTGATGCCAATTAAGTGGGTTGAAGAGAATGGCGAAGGCAGTCGATTTGAGAAAGCTTACAAGATGGCGATGGATGCACTCCGAACGCGGGAGGTGAGTTTGGATGGAGATGACTGACCAAAGAGCAATCGATATCCTGGAAAGTGCGAACCTTGGCGGCGTTCTTCGAGAAGCTGCAAACTACGCAATCGATGTGTTACGATCCAGAATTCCTTCCAATGAAGTGCATCAGCATCCGCCGCGCAGAAAGATCCTCTGCCATTCGGACGGCGAACAGAATATTTGGACTTACTATGTTGCGAAGCAAGGAAATCCGTGTGGCTGCGGCTCCAACTGTTACCATTACGAGTTTGATGGTAAAGACATCTTCGGTGTATGCAATGCCTGTCATATGGATGTGTATCAGGTGAAAGAAGAGTTCGTCGGTGAGTATTTGGAGAGGGGAGTTTGGAAGTAATGAAATATGTACACCCCGCCAAATACAAAGGGTTGAAAGTAGACACGCCGAACAATCAGCTAATTACCAAGGCTCTTGTGGAGACGAACTGCTTGAAATGTGATCTGTTTTGCGGCAAAGAGCATGATTTCTCTGAATGTAATCGGCATATTGTTGGCTCTCGTGCGAAGGATTGTACATGTCCGCCAGAGTGCCGGCGTGGAGTATCACTTATTCAGCCAGGTATGGAAATTCGATGTGAAAGCGAGGCGAGTTAAATGAGCAAAGTAGCTATCATGATTGATAATTGTATGGATTGTCCAGACCATGTTGTGTTACCCGATCCTGATCCGCATGACTGGTTTTGCGACGATGATGAGAAAGTTTTATGTCGGCATGGCGATGCCGAGCGAATTGTGACATGTGCTTGCCGTCCATATCAACTAAGGAAAGAATGCGAGATTCCAAGTTGGTGTCCTCGTCGTTCGGGTGGTGCTTGTCATGGGTGATATCAAACAGGCCACACAAGAGGCCATCATGCCGAAAGCGCTACGGAGTGAATTCGGTGATGCGGTTGGTAACGAAGTATGGAAGGTTATGCAGGTTGTTGACCGAAAGAACGATGCAATCCAAACTGTACTGACTGCTCTGAAGAATGCCGATACGGATGAGCGGCGGATGATGATCGTGGATGCTATCTGGCAGCAATATTATCAGAAAATCGCGGCTATCGCAATAAGCAATTAGCTAAACAATTACGGGAGGTAATCATTATGGACTTGCAAATAGCTCAAGCAGTGGAAAATCACCCCTGCGAAGGCTGTCACTATTGGAGAGATGCTGGTATGTGCTTCTGTTGTCACTATCTTCTGGTGACGGGAAAGATGCGTGGATGTGAACCTGGCGAGAACTGCATCCGTAGAATACCGGCTGACGAAGAAGTGCAGAGAAAAGAAAGGCGGTTGATGTTCCATCAAATGTTCTGTGAGCGAGGAAACGATTAGAAACCAGATTCCAGAAGAATGGACTGGCGCAGTTTATCAAGGTATCGACTATTCATGGAGATTTGAGGTGTCTACCTGGGGTAGACTGCGAAACGCTAAGACTAAGCGTATCTATTCGTTCGGCTATGGAGATGGCGGATATTTGCAAGCCTGTATCTCTGTCAATGGAAAACGGATCAATGTACATGTGCATCGTTGTGTCGCGGAGACTTATCTTCCGAATGTAGCGAACTATGAGATCGTGAACCATATGGACGGATGTAAGCAACATAACGATGTTGCAAATCTGGAGTGGTGTACGAGAAGAGAGAACTACTTTCACGCCGTAGATCTTGAATTGATTGATTACGATGTGCCTTACCAGCTTGGATATTACTCTCAGATGGGGGTTTACTCTGGTAGCTGTAATGGTATGTCAAAGCTAAGCGAGGCGGATGTCCTTTATATCCGCAGCGTTTATATCCCGAAAGGGAAGGGGCAGAAGTGCAATAGACAAGAACTCGCTGAACAATTCGGCGTTTCGGCAAATCTGATCTCGAAAATCATTAAGGGAACAATATGGACTCATGTTTAGGAGGAATTTGAACATGGATAGTAAAAAACTTTTGGTCGTTGTGGATATGCAGCGAGATTTCGTGGATGGTGTGCTTGGCTCAAAGGAAGCCGCTTCCGTGGTAAATGGCATTGTGAGTAAGGTTGCCAATACCGAAATGGTTATCTTTACCTTCGACACTCACAATGAAGACTATCTGAATACTCAGGAGGGAAAGAACCTCCCTGTCAAGCATTGCATTCGCGGCACTGACGGTCATCGTCTTGTACCGGAGCTGGAGGCATACAAAGACAGATGCTTTACCGTTGAGAAGTACACGTTTGGTTCTGTACAGCTTGGCCTTTTTGTGACGGAGCAGTTTATGAAGGGTACTATCGACAGTGTAGAGCTGGTTGGTGTCTGTACGGATATTTGCGTGATCTCCAATGCGATGGTAATCAAGGCTTTTTGCCCTGAAACCCCTGTGATGGTTGATGCGGCCTGCTGCGCTGGTGTAACTCCTGAGAGTCATAACAATGCACTGAATGCAATGAAGGCTTGTCAGATTGAAATTCTGAATATGGAGGAAAGTCATGATTAAGGTCAATGGACAAGAAATTCAGTTAAGACATTTTCCGGATGGAACTCCGCTGCTGAAGGTCGGTGTTAGCGGCGAGGCTAAAAATGTCACATGGATGTATGATGGCGAACATGAGCTGCCTGCGCTGATCTATATTGTGTCCCATCTTCGCCAGTATGGTTGCTTCCCAATCAACCTGTATATGCCATACATCCCGAATGCGAGGATGGATCGTGTAAAGGCGGATAATGAGGTGTTTACGCTGAAGTATTTTGCTGACATTATCAACAGCCTTCATTTCCAGAACGTCTATGTACTTGATCCTCATTCCAGCGTTTCCGCTGCTCTGATCGACAGAGTTCAGGTTTTTACTCCAAATAAGTTCGTCAGTGCGGCGCTGAATGACATTATGCAGTCTGAAATTGCTATGGTGTATCCAGATGAGGGTGCGATGAAGCGCTACTCTGACATGTTCCGAATTCCATACGCATTTGGCGTAAAGAAGCGTGATTGGAGTACCGGAGCAATCGAGGGGCTGGAAATCATGGGCAACGGCCTAAATGGTAAGAAGTCGGCGCTGATCTGCGATGATATTTGTAGTAAAGGCGGAACTTTCTTACATACCGCACGGGCTTTGAAGAGCCTGGGCGTTGAGAATGTGTTTCTGTATGTAACGCATTGCGAGAACACGATCCTTGAGGGGGAGCTTATCAACAGTGGACTTTTGGCCGGTATTTATACCACCAACTCTATTTTCCGCAAGAACCACCCTCTGATTACAGTATTTGATGTGGAGGAATTAAAATATGGAAACTAATCCTTTGCTTTTGCTGGATTTTTACAAGACTACTCACCACGAGCAGTATCCGAGTGGCCTGACAAAGCTGGTGTCTTATCTGACACCTCGTATGAGCAGAATTGGCGGTCAGGATAAGCTTGTCATGTTCAGCTTGCAGGCGTTTTTGAAGACATATCTTGTGGACTACTTCAACAAGTATTTCTTCAACCGTAGTCGTGAAGAGGTCGCTGCTGAGTATCAGAGAGTTCTCGACAGTACGCTTGGCGTTGGTACTTATGACCTTGGTAAGATTGTCGATCTGCACAAGCTTGGGTATCTGCCCTTGGAGATTAAGGCGATTCCTGAGGGAACCCGTGTTCCTATCAAGGTTCCTATGATCGAGATCAGCAATACACACCCCGATTTTGCGTGGCTGGTGAACACCATTGAGTCTTTGATGTCCGCTGAGCTGTGGCATCCGATGATTTCCGCCAATGTTGGCTATTGGTATCGTGAGATCGTCAATCGTGCATACGACATTTCCGTGGATGACAATATTCCTCGCAGTCGTGCGCTGGGCGATTTCTCCTTCCGTGGTCAGGAGAGCTTGCAGTCAGCCGTTAAGAGCAGCGCTGGTTTTTGTCTGTCTTTCCTCAATACGGCAACTGTCCCCGCAATTCCGTACCTTGAAAAGATGTATAACTGCGACTGTACTAAGGAGCCGGTTGCATACGGCGCAATCTCTACGGAGCATAGCGTGATGTGCAGTAACTACGCCATCGACGGTGATGAGATCTCCTTCGTGCGCCGACTTCTGACTGAGATTTATCCCAATCACAACTTCTCTATGGTGTCCGATAGCTACGACTACTGGCACTTGGTTGATGAGATTCTTCCTCAGCTCAAGGATGAAATCATGAACCATAACGGATGTCTTCTGGTTCGCGGCGATAGCGGCGATCCTGTTGAAATCGTGACTGAGACTGTATTTCATCTGTGGGACATTTTCGGAGGAACCGTAAACAGTAAGGGATACAAGGTTCTCGACCCCCATGTGAAGGCTTTGTACGGTGATTCTATTACCGTAAATCGCTGTGCTGAAATCTACCGCAGACTGATTGAGGCTGGATTTGCCTGCAACAATGTCTCTCTTGGTGTTGGCAGCTTTTCCATGCAGTGCGTCGAGACAGTCAACGATAAGGACGAAACGATCCTTAACCCCTTTACCAGAGATACGTTTGGCATTGCGGTTAAGGCGACATATGGAGAGGTCAACGGCAAGGGATTTGAGATTTTCAAAAATCCTAAGACCGATACTGGAAGATTCAAGAAGAGCCAGCGCGGGGTTTGTAGAGTGTACCACGATACAGACGGACAGATCGTATATGAAGACGGGCTGACACCCGCAACAGTGAGCGGAGAAAACATGCTGGAGACTGTGTTCCGTGATGGTGCGATTACTAAGGAATACACGCTGAGCGAAATCAGAAACCGTCTCCATGCTGAGAATGGAGGGTTCTGATGGGCTTTGATGCGGAGAAAGTGAAAAACGAGTGTGTTGCATGGATCAGAGACTATTTTGAGAAGAATGGCGCAACGTGTAACGCAATCGTCGGTATTTCTGGTGGTAAAGATTCGTCAGTTGTTGCCGCATTGTGTGTAGAAGCTCTTGGTAAAGATCGTGTGATTGGTGTTTTGATGCCACAGGGCGTTCAATCTGATATTTCTGCCAGCTATGCGCTTGTGCAACACCTTAACATTAAGCATTTTGAAATCAATATCCGAGACGCGGTTATGGAAGTGCTTGGTGGTATGCGAAATACTGGTATTATTACCAGTCATCAAACCAGAGTAAAGCTGCCGGCGCGAATCCGTATGGCAACTTTATTTGCGGTATCTCAGAGCTGCAACGGCAGGGTGGCAAACACCTGTAATTTGTCTGAGGACTGGATTGGATACTCCACTTTGTTTGGAGACAGTGTAGGCCAATTTGCTCCGATTTCTCAGTTGACGGTTGGTGAGGTTGTTCAGATTGGCGAGGTTCTTGGCCTGCCAGATGATCTTATCCATAAGGTTCCGTCTGATGGATTGAGCGGAAAGACCGATGAGGATAATTTTGGCTTCACATATGCTGCGCTTGATACCTACATCCGAACTGGAAAATGCGACGATGAGGCAGTTAAGGCCAAGATTGATAATCTTCATCATGCAAATGCTTTTAAGATGATGCCGATGCCGGCATACCGTCCTTGGATCGAAGTGCTTGCCGATGATTGACAGGGAAGTAAAGTACATACGGCTTAATGGCGAAGCGGTGAGTGGAATACTGGAAGGTAGAAAAACTCAAATGCGATTCGCCTTGAAGAAACAGGATATTTTAGGTGGCACGATGACCGCAGCCGGTTTGTTTGCGGGTATCCAAGATTCACCGAATATCGGAGGCGAGGTCATTAAGCCGCCGTATGAAATCGGAGATGTTATTGGTGTAAAAGAAACCTGGGCAGAGCTTGATGGAGAGTATGTGTATAAGGCGGATGACGCAATGCCGGCTGGTTGGCATTTGACAGCCTGGAAGTCATCTGTTCATATGCCAAAAGACGCGGTTCGTCTTTATTTGAAAGTTACTCACGTTGGATTTGAAAAGCTTCACGATATTTCCATGCTGGATATTGCTCGTGAGGGTGTTTGGTTGAGAGGCACATTGCTCCCAGAGGTGACATTCGCAGAAATGTGGGATGGTTCATTATCAGAAGCTAAGCGAGAAAAGTATGGCTGGACAAATAACCCATTTGTATGGGTCGTAACTTTTGAGCGAATGGAGGGCTTCGATGGATAACAGCAATGCAACATTATTCCAGAAAATTTCTTCTTCGCCAGAAGCTATGGCTGAATTTTTAGCAGATCGTGTGGTGCTGCCGCCATGTGTATTGATTTGTGGTGGCGATTGTTCCGCAGTCGATGGGTTCCGTAAGACTGGTCGTGAGATCTGCAAGGAAAAAATCGTGGCGTTTCTGAATCAGCGTGTAATTGAGGAATCAGTTTGAGCGAAATCAGAGAAACAGCAATCGACCATGTAGCTGGCGAGGATTACGCAAGTTTTTACAGCAGTGAGAAGAAGTGGATCAATCTCATTTGGAAGCTGAAAGAGCAGTATCCCGACGAGGTAGAGATCAGACATGTCAACGAAGATGGCAGTCTGTTGGCTCATATCCCAGCATCGTGGTTCAAGGTAAAACCCAAAAAGAAAGTTTGTCTTACACAGGCGCAGATAGAAGCGTCAAAGGCGCGTCTTGAACAGGGCAGGAAGAAACGATTAGAGAAGATTGGAGATGAGAATGCGCATGTAGGTCAAGGAAAGGAATCGATTTAGTATGAAACATGACGAGAATACATGTCGCGGATGTCTCTGGGAAGACAGTTGCAAGTCAAGCGCCCGATGTGAGGACTACACTCCGACAAATCAGGAGAGCGACATTCTATATTATCAAAACATCTTGAAGGAGAACGACGAAGAATATCGTTCTGTTGTCCAAGAGGCAAATGGCTAAACACTAACAAACCAGTTGTTAGTATCCAATATTTTTGTTATCGATGGCTACGGACGGGCTAACGCCCGTCCCAGCCGAGGATGGTGAGATTTATGATTTATTTGGATCATGCAGCTACAACCAGAGTTCTCCCTTCCGTTCGCATGGCAATGCTGCCGTGGTTGGATGGGGAACATTTTGGCAATCCGAGTACGCTGCATTCGGCAGGAAGAGCCGCAAAAGAAGCAATCGAAGGAGCGAGGCATGATGTAATGCGGCTCATTAACGCCGACAAGAAGGAAGAAATCATCTTTACTTCTGGTGGAACTGAGTCAGACAATATGGCGATTATGGGTATGGTTCCATATTTGAAAAGGATTGGCAAGACAACCGTTGTGATAAGCGCCATCGAACATCATGCGATTCTAAACTTGCAAAAGCCGCTGGCCGATGCTGGTATGACAGTAAAGATTTTACCAGTTGACCAGTTTGGAAGAGTAAATGTGTCTGTTCTCCATGAGTATTTGCAGGTTGGTGATGTCGGCCTTGTAAGCGTGATGCTTGCAAATAATGAGATTGGTGTGGTACAGAAAATGTCTGTTATTTCATCTATCTGCCATCAGTGTGATTGCTTGGTACATACAGATGCTGTACAGGCGGTTGGACATATGGTGGTAGATGTGAAGTCGCTTGGCGTTGATCTGCTGTCCATGAGCGGACATAAGTTTGGTACAGTACAGGGTATCGGCGCACTATATGTCAAGGCTTCTGTTATGAAGAATATCTCACCAATTATCATCGGTGGAGGTCAGGAACGAGGAATGCGTTCTGGCACAGAGAGCGTGGCTGCTATTGTTGGACTTGGTGCAGCGGCGCGTAATACGCAGGATTATCTTTCTGAATATATCCGAAGATACGCATATCTTAAAAGCACGTTTGTTAAGGCTATGGAAGATAACGGGTGTATGTACCGCGTCAATTCGGATTTCGATGGTATGTGCCTGCCGAATATTTTGAGCATAACAAACACTGGAATTGAAGCGGAAGCGTTGTTACGACTTATGGATGCGGATGGAGTTTGCATTTCTGCGGCTTCTGCTTGCTCCGCAGGTTCTTTGGAGCCAAGCCATGTTTTAACGGCCATCGGTATGAGCGCTAAAGATGCGCATTGCACGATACGGATTTCTTTTGGTTCAAGCAATACGAGCGACGATGTAGAGACTGCGGCGTTGCTGCTTGCCAAAAACATCAAAAAGTTAAGATCTATGTTCGCATAGGAAGGAGAACGGTATGAGCGAGTTTAATAAGGGTGCTTGGATGGAAAAGACAAGCGAGTATATGGCCTATATCGAGCAGCACAAGAAGAACATTATTCTTGCGTGGGCTGAGCTGAAAGAGGCACTGAAGGATATCCCTCTGCTGCAGAGAGACTGTATTATTAACGAAATGAATTGGCGTGTGCGCCGGCATGATGACAGTAAGATGAGCGAGGAAGAGTTCCTGCCGTATCGTCAGCATTTCTACCCCATTGATGGTGAGACTGTAAATGAAGCTGCGTATGAGCAGGCGTGGAGATGCCATTACTCCCGAAACGACCACCATTGGCAGTATTGGGTGGCAGAGGACGGCACTTTCATTAACTATGGCGGTGTTGATGAGAAGCTGTGCGCATATCTGGAGATGATTTGTGACTGGCAGGCAATGGGCTATGTCATGGGCGACTCTGCTCCGCAGTATTACCGCATCCATAAGAATGAGATTCGCATCGATCCCAACTGGATCGCATTTGTTGAAGAGATTTTGGACTCTCTGGAAACCTATCTGAACCAAAAGGGAGTTGCCTGATGAATCGAAAGCAGAAGAGAAATTTCGTGAAGGCTGCGAAAAAGAAGGGCGTAGATAAGCGCATCGCTGACGTATATTTGCGGCTGAAAGAAATGGATGTGTCTCCAGTGGATCTGGAAGACGGCGACAAAGTAAGACTGAACTTGAAGGCTATCCAGGGACACGCCGATTACGATAGGCTGTCAGAACAATATAAGCAGTTCGTAGAAAATAATACGGAACAGATTTTTACGGTAAGTCGTGATGAACGCGGCGGAAAGTTGAAAACCGTCGTAAGTTTGAAAGAAGAGCCTACTTGGTTGTTCTGGACAGGCGATCTCATTAAGGTAGAAGAATAACCCAAGGAGGGTTGCATTATAAGTCTCGATAAGCAAATCCATATCTACAGCTTTGATACCAGTGCGTTTTATACGGACGAAGAGCGCAAGCTGGAGATTGAAATAAACAAGCTCTGCAACGAAAAGAACAAGTTGAAGGCAGAGCGGGAAATACTATCAAGCTATCACTACGGCGGACTTTCACTCGAAAAGGCTCAGTCTCAGTATCGTGCGCTGTATAAGATTCGCCGTGATGAGCAGGTAGAAATAGGCGACAAGGATCGTATTCGCCAGATCAACAAAGAGCTGAAGGGCAAAAATACAGCGATGAAGCTGTATAAGGATGAGCTTGTTTCTCTGTTGCAGAAACATAGGGAGACGAGAGAGTTGAGAAGCGAGTATGTAATCGATAAGAACATCATCTCTGTGTTTGAGTCGATGTTGACAAGAACCCTTGGTATGCAAACCGGCAAGCTGTATGACGATTTCATGGTTATTCGTACATATTACTTCGATGTCATTGAAGATATGATTCTGAATGGATATACCTACAACGGAGAGCGTTATATTTGCTTTACTGCTTCTGCCGGCCAGATCCGAACAAAGAAAACAGTGTTCATCAAAGAGAAGGTTTGGGAGAAGTATCAAAAAACTCTGATGTGTGGCCTGACAGTTGATAGCATCAATGAGCGCGGAGGTATTAACATCAATAAATATCTTGCTTACCTTGCTCTTTGCAATAGTGCAACAGATCCTTGGGATGGTTTTGATATTCAAAAGTCTATCGTAGTCGATGATATGGAAACATTGGTTGCTGGCACAGTGGATTTTATTGACCACCGAACATATCAGACAGAGCGAAAGCAAATGGATATCCCAATCACACATACAGATGGGTGCGGCATGGTGCTACCTACCTGCTGTCCCAAAAACACAATGGTTCGTTTGCCTTGGGTAAAAGGTCTTCTTGCGGTATTCCCGTTTGACCGATTTATAAGAGAGGCAGATCAGAACGATCCGAGTGTAAGCCATGGCGTTGTAAAGGATATTTACGGGAAAGAGCATGATATCATTGCTGAGGGCATTGAGGTAATTTTTACTAAAAGCCAGTTCAAGATGTACAAATACTACGAAAGTTGGAATGAGTATATTGCGATGTATCTTGAAAATGGATGCACGGCTGGCAAGTGCAATGAGGAAGAAGACTTTCTTCCTGACGCAAAGCTGAATTATCAGATGCTTCAGACACTGACAGATATTACGGAAGAAGAGCTGCAGTCACTTGCTGAGAAGTCCGTTGACAAGATTGTTAGGATCGCGTCTGATCGTGAAACCATGCTTGATGTTTTCGGTGCTTCTTCTCAGTTCAAAAACAAAAATGCCTTTCAGGAGTGTTTGCAGATTTATCCAGAGCTTCTTTCTGATCCGTACACAAAGGAAATGCTTCGACAGATAAAAAAGAACCTGGTGCAAGAGGCAAAGGCAGCAAAGCTGGATTTGTCTGCGAAGTATATGTTCTTAATTCCTGATTTGTACGCATTTTGCGAGTGGCTTTTCCTTGGTAATCGAGATCCAAAGGGTTTGCTGGCTGATGGCGAGGTATCTTGCTATCTTTATCGCAATATTGAGAAGCTGGATTGTTTGCGTTCGCCACATTTGTATAGAGAACATGCAGTACGGCGTAATGTCGTTACACCAATGACAAGAAAGTGGTTTACTCCAAACGCTATTTATACGAGTTGTCATGATCTTATTTCAAAGATTTTGCAGTTTGACTGCGATGGAGATAAGAGCCTTGTATGCGCGGATCGTCTTTTGGTAGAAATCGCGGAGCGAAACATGGAAGGCATTGTCCCTCTGTATTATGAGATGGCAAAGGCCGGCGCTGTCACCATAACAAATGAAGAGATATTCAAAGGTCTTCGTGCGGCCTGGACTGGAGGCAATATCGGTGTTATCAGCAACGACATCACGAAAATCTGGAACAGCGACGATGTAGATATCGACGCTATTAAGATCTTGTGTATGGAGAACAACTTCTGTATTGACTATGCGAAGACTTTGTTTAAGCCAACTCGTCCGGACGATGTAAACGCAAGACTGGCGAGAATTACCAGCATGAAAGCCCCACATTTCTTTGTATATGCGAAGAAAAAGGATGGCGGCAGAGTACAGCGGTTGAATTACAGTGCAGTAAACCGTCTGGAAGCAATCGTTCCAAACAAGCGTATGTCCTTTTCTGCAAGGAACATTGGTGTTTTTCGATATCAGTACATGCTCAATAATCCTTCCTTGAAGGTGAGTATGTTACAGGACGTTGTTGACTTATATAACGAAATCGAAAAACAGTATCGTTACGCAATCAGCTTCTATGACGATATGACAAACCTTGCATATGTGCGAGATATGATTTTGGAGCGATTCGCCGCTCTTGGGTACGACATGAAGGATGTATGTGATGTTCTCGTAAAGTATCTTTTCCACACCAAACAGAGTAAACGGAAAAATGTTTTCTGGATGTGTTTTGGCGATATGGTTTTGACCAACCTTCGGAATAATCTGCCAGATGGATCTATCCAGTGTAAGAAATGCGGAGAGCGCTTTGTTCCGATGACTGCGCAGCAGAAGCTTTGTAATAATTGCGCCGTCTATCATCCTATTGTCAAAAAGACCATTCGCTGTATTGATTGCGGAAAGGATTTCGAGGTCGATGGAATTGTGAAGAACAAGAAGCGCTGCGACGCTTGTCAAGATGTGCGGGATAAGGAGAAAAGAGCTAAGCGAAACGCCAGATATTACCAAAGTCATAAGAATTAAGACGGTTTTTATTTTGAAGTCCGGCTTTGACAAAATGCCGTTGAACAACGCTTGTTAAAGCGCACAAATAAGTCGATAAAAATTGACTTTTGGCTTAGTTGTGGTCGTTCATCAACGATGTTTTCTGTCCCAAAACGATAAATACCTATAAGGGAAGAAAACCGTTTTTATTAAGATAATCGGCATCTCCCGTCCGTATGGCTGTGGGGTTTATCCTCACAGCCTGGGACATCTTATAAAGAAGGACTGAAAATTACATGATTCCAGTGACAAAGGAAGAGGCTCGTGTGCTTCGGGAACTGTATCCTGAGTACAAAGTAACGAGAACGATGATGCAGGACTCCAAGCGGCATCATTACTATGCAACAGAGAATGAGAGTATGATGAGGGCGATTGCTGGTACAAACCATGCGGCGGCTGAGATCGTAGCGAGAATTGATCGTGAGCGAGAATTGAAGCGTAAGCGCCTGATTCAGCAGAGAGGTCAATGAGATGGCGCAGACGTTGAAAAGTGAAAGCTTTACAAACGCCATCATTGACACAAAAGACATGACGATAACGGAGTACGGAAAAGATTTTGTTAGAAGTTATAGTCTGACCGAGTTTTTGAAACGATGGGACGGTGTAGTAGGTATTACGCTGTCAATTCACAGAATCGTCCCTATACCACCAGACGGGAGGGACGAATGATGAATCCAAAATATAATCGGCTTGAAAACGAAAGCGAGTATGAGTACGGTCTTCGCCTGATTGAAACAAAGGTTGAGCAAAACCCAACAGATCTTGAATGGTCTGATATTGTAGATCTGCTTGGCCTGAATATCCACTATGACAGCTTGCGTAAGGCTGCGAACGTCACACCGTATTCCGGTTACAATGTGATGAAGTATTTCAAAACAAAGTATGCCCAGAGTGGTGATGAGACATCGTATCTGAGTGAGCTTGATCGTAAGATGCTTGAATTCCAGAAGGAGCGTCAGCGATTCTTTGACCAGCGCAATGCGCTGAATAAGGTTGTGCGTAAGATGGCTCGTGAAGATGAGAATGCAGATATCCTGGAACGAGCAATCACGAATGGCGTGATCCCTCAGCTTGTATATGCGCCTAATTCTGTTGAAGCTTCTGACAGCGATTTGCTTGTCAGCTTGAATGATCTGCATTTTGGCGCATGTGTAGACAATTACTGGAATTATTATAATTCTGATGTGTGCCGGCAGTTGCTGCAAGAGTATCTTGTCAGCATTGTTGAGACGGCAGAACGATATGGAGCAGAGAATTGCTATGTTTGGGCAAATGGAGACTTAATCAGTGGCAATATTCATAAGTCTATTGCGGTATCTAACCGAGAAAATGTGATTGAGCAGGTTGTAGGAGTTTCTGAGTTGATTTCTGAATTCCTTGCAGAACTGAGCAAACATTTCCGCCATGTGTATTTCTCTTCTGTTGCTGGAAATCATTCCAGATTGGAAGAGAAGGAGCTTGCTTCACCGCATGAACGAATGGATGATCTGGTTGAGTGGTATCTGAAAGCAAGGTTGCAGAATTTTGAGAACATTGTGTTTGACCACTATCGCAAGATAGACGATACTATGTATCTGCTCGACATCAGAGGGAAGACCTATCTTGGTGTACATGGCGATTATGATGGATCTGCAAGCAAAGTTCAGTCTTTGCAGACAATGGCGAAAGAGCCAGTATATGCAATTCTGTCAGGCCATTTGCATCATAACAAAATCGACAATGTACAGGGTGTAAAAACAATCATGGCAGGAAGCTTTCTTGGTATGGATGACTATTGCGTAGGAAAGCGCATTTATGGCGCTCAGCAGCAGCTTATTTGCGTATGTAGTTATACCGGAGTAAAAGCGTTTTGCGATGTTGATTTTGATACCAGTGCTTATCGTCCGCAAAGGAGCGACAAAGCGGCGTGAGTATGAATAAAACGGATCTTATCAATGCCGTTGCTGGTAAGCAGGGCAATAAGAAGTATATTGTCAAGAATGTAATTGACGACATTTTTGACGAAATCCAGGCGGCACTTATCCGAGGTGAAAAGGTGACGATCCGTGGATTTGGTACATTTGAAGTAAAAGAGTTTAAGGCTCATCCTGCGGTGCATCCAGAAACCAAGGAACGCATTATGGTTCCAAGTTTTCAGAATGTGGTGTTCCGTCCTGGAGACGAGCTTACACGCTCTGTAAGAGACGCATAATAGGTGGGGCATCCGCCCCGCCTAATTATGGCTGGGTGGAGAAGTTGGTTTTCTTGCCAGCCTCATAAGCTGGAGACATCGGTTCGAGTCCGATCCCAGCCACCAAAAATTTTTGAAATTATTTTGCTAATTCCTATTGACAAATCGGTTTCTGTCTGGTATAGTAATACTTGTCAAGAGGAACTAACTAAACAATCTGCTGGTGTAGCGCAACAGGTAGCGCAACTGATTTGTAATCAGTGGGTTGCGGGTTCGATTCCTGTCACCAGCTCCAAAGAACCTTGAAAATTCAATATCTGAATCATGCTTATTATTAACTCTGTGAACAAAGTGCGTCAGCACTCAGAGACACGCAGTAATTTCCGTTTGGCTTACGAGGGATACCTTTTATTGCTGGGCGGCTGCGATGCAGCGATGTATTGTGGGGAGGCGGAAACCGCCAACAAAAATGTGTGGTGCTAAGAGTTATCGCTACAAAATGCACGGAACTTTCGGGCGCAGCAATAGACGCTTCCGGTGGAAGAATAAGCCTATGGGGTTATGGTGTGGCAGCCATAATGACGGAGGTAAAGCCAGCAATGCGTTTCCGTCTTGATGTCGAAGAAATTCGGCTATAACGAAAGTCGCCGGTTAAAGTAGCCGTAGGACGGAGAAGAAGATGATCTTTCTATAATGCAAATTGGGTGCGTTATTGTAAAAGTAACAATTTCTGAACGAACGGTGAAATTTGCGGGTAAACAATCCCGCACAGGACTCGTGGTTCGGCTCTTTTAGGGCGGGGACTGGGGCAAGAAGTTAGGGGTCGCTCCCCGAAGCTCAGACTTGTCTCCCTGGTGGCAGAAGATTGGAAGAAGGTAATGGAGGTACGGCGAAGGCCGAATGATGAGTGTGATTGAGATATTGAATTTTTCAAGGAAGTAACTAAACAACACAAGGGAGTGTTAATGAATGCAGGTCAGTATCAGTGAGAAAGATATCGGAAGGTTTGGCTCTTTGAATATCTCGTGTAACAATGGTGTCGTGACATTCGACTTTGGTTCGGAGATGAAGCATGAGCCGCTGGACATTGGGTTTGTTGCGCCTATGGCGCTTCCAATGAAGGATCTCAACCATCTTTCGTGGGATAAAATTGATGATGTTGGTCGTTCTGGTAAGGCGCGAGAGACATTTGCTCTTGGCGCTCAGAAGAAGGACTACATGAAGAACGGCTTCGTTGCTGTATGGCAGATTATTGGTTTTGACCACGACGATCTTGCTGATGGCTCCGGTAAGGCTCCCATTTCTTGGGATATGGTGAATATTTACAAAGAAGACATGCGGATGAATCAAGACTGCACGAATCGTGGTGGTTGGGATGCCTGTGATATGAATCGTAGGTTAAACGATGAGATTATCAATTTGTGTTCTGATGATATTCAGGCGATTATTAAGCCTGTTATTAAGTTGACCAGCGCTGGTAACTGTAGCAAGGAAATCGTCAAGAGTGTCTGTAAACTGTGGTTGAAAAGCGAGAAGGAATTATACGGTAGATGTTTTTACTCTGTCCCTGGAGAGGGTAAGTGGTATGAGTTCTATAAACAGGAAGATGTCCCATACTACAAGGAAGACGATTTTGGAGATCGACGATGGAATTTTCTGCGTTCTCCTCTTTCCAGCATCTCCGCGAGTTTCTGTTCTGTTTCCAGCGGCGGCGACGCCAACCTTAACGGCGCCGGCACCAGTTGTGGCGTGTCCTTCGGCTTCTGTTGCTAACCTTATAACCTAAAAACTCCTGCCCCGAAAGGGGCGGGAATACCTGGGGCTGTAGCTCAGTTGGGAGAGCGCCTGCCTTGCAAGCAGGAGGTCGTGGGTTCGACCCCCATCAGTTCCACCAGAATGTGCCATGTTGGTTATGTTAGCGTTTGTGCGGTTCAGCTCATTACTTTTACTGCTATCTCAGCTAAAAACCTATCGGCTGCAGACGAGGTTTTTCGGACGCATGGCCTAATATCGAGGCGTAGCTCAGTTGGTAGAGCATTCGATTGATAATCGAAAGGTCAATGGTTCAATCCCATTCGTCTCGACCACTACAATTTAATATGGGGTAGTAATGGGTTCGACGGGGTTTTGAGAGTGCAAAACACGCAGGTATGAGTCCTCCTTACGGCTCAAACAAAAATGAAATGACAACACTGAAGTTTTCGTTATGATCCATCCTGCACTGGCCGCTTGTGTGGCAGAGAGGGTTGCTGCTTAACAGCAGTTCGGATACCAAAACGACGCACCTCTGGTTGGGTGAGCGTCTGAGGATAATGATTCAGCCAGCATTGCAGTTTTCCTTGTCACTGTGAAAAGAAACAAGGTGGTGGAGGCCACTAAACCGGTGCGCCCTGGGCATTTGTTGTGTCGATCATCTAAGCAGCCTTCCATTCGGTAAATGCAGAAACTATCGACTATTGCGTAAGAATGTTTTGTACATGTAGGAATTTCGGACGCGGGTTCGATTCCCGCCTACTCCACCAAATATCTGGGTGTAGCTCAGATGATAGAGCGCGTGATTTGGGATCACGAGGCCGTGGGTTTGATCCCCACCACTCAGACCACGCGGAAATTCCGCGCAAAATAACAAAGGCACGAACAGCAACACTACATACTTTTTGCGGTAAAAGAAGATGATGTGCCTTGAACATACATAGAGACGCGAACAGCAACTTTCTATATGATGAAGAAAAAAGGTAAGTTTGAATTTATCAAGTTTCGGCGGTAAACGCCGAGGTGTTTTCACAAAATGGAATTGATGCGTCTCGTTAGATATTGGCGTGTAGTCCAGTTGGTAGAACGGCGGACTGTTAATCCGTATGTCGTGGGTTCGAGTCCCACCATGCCAGCCAGCAGAACAAAACATGACAGGGAGTTTAGAAGAGGCCAGTGCCTGCACTGGTGCTGATTTTAGAACTGTCATCAAACACATTAGGCGCAACGCCGTATGCCCGTGGTCTATCCACGGTATATATTGCGGGGTAGAGAAGCGGCATCTCACCAGCCTCATAAGCTGGGAATCGTGGGTTCGAGTCCCACCCCCGCAACCATGCCCGTCCCACAAACAGAGCGGAGACTGTAAACTGAATGGGAAATGGAAACCTTCACATCTGGCAGTGATGACTTTTACAAGGTTTTGGGAGTAAAACCGACGCAAATCGGTGGGCGAAGTACGAGCCGACACCACGGCCTGCGGTGTGAGTAGGCCAATACGCACGATTAGCTCAGCAGGGAGAGCGCGTCCCTTACAAGGATGATGTCGGCGGTTCGATCCCGTCATCGTGTACCATTTGTAGATGTAGCTCAACTGGTAGAGTTCCAGCCTTCCAAGCTGGCTGTTGCGAGTTCAAGTCTCGTCATCTACTCCACAATATGCAGGTGTGGCGGAATTGGCAGACGCGGTAGATTCAGAGTCTATTGGCCGCAAGGTCGTGCAGGTTCAAGTCCTGTCTCCTGTACCATTCAAGAGCGCTTACAGCAACTTTCTTTCTGGAATCAACTTTTAACTGATACAACCAAAACAAGGCGCTCTGTTTTTATGCTGGCGTGGTCGGAATCGGCAGACGCGGCGGACTCAAAATCCGTTGGTAGCAATACCGTGTGGGTTCAAGTCCCACCGCCAGCACCAACCGAACAAGGGTTTTTAGTAGGCCAAGGAGCAAACCAGTAACCCTGAGACTTCCTATTGGATGGCGACAGCCGATGTGTAAGGCATTGTTGGCGCTGTTTAGGCTCCTTCTTTTATGCGCCTGTAGCTCAGTGGAATAGAGCAATCGGCTACGAACCGATGTGTCGGGAGTTCGAGTCTTCCCAGGCGTACCAATATGATACCGTAGCCAAGTGGGAAGGCTCTGGGTTGCAACCCCAGGATCATAGGTTCAAATCCTATCGGTATCTCCATATGCGCCAGTAGCTCAACTGGACAGAGCATGGGATTTCTAATCCTACGGTTGGGGGTTCGAGTCCTCTCTGGCGTACCATTTATATTGGGGTATCGCCAAGTTGGTAAGGCATCGGACTTTGACTCCGACAAGAGGTTTACCCTCGTCCGCAGGTTCGAGTCCTGCTACCCCAGCCATTTGTTTATATGCTCCCATCCTCTAACTGGAATAGGAGGCTGGCCTCTCAAGCCGGTAATACGGGTTCGAGTCCCGTTGGGAGTACCAGAGGTGGATCTGCGAAGGGGCTTGTGCGCACAAGTTGTTATAGCAGAAATTGCGGATTCATGACCCGCTTGCCGTAATAAGGCTTCCAACTGGAAGCGCCTTGCCATTATATATAAGTGGGTGAATATATGCCGAGAAAGGCAGCAAATGTTGTAAAAGAAAAGACATCAAAGGTTGTCAAGAAACTTCCAGCTTCTGAATGCGGTACTGGTGTGTTGTGTAAAACAAAGTCTGGTAAGCAATATCAGATCAGTCAAAATCCAGAAAAGAAAAAGCATACGCTTTGGCGCATTGTGGATGGAGGATATGAGAAGTTGGTAACTGGTAATTCACCCTACGATCTATATCCCCTAATTGATTGGAATGAATAAAATATGCTGCTATGGTGGAATAGGCAGACACGCCAGCTTGAGGGGCTGGTGGGAGAAATCTCGTATGGGTTCAAGTCCCATTAGCAGTACCAATATGGTGCGTTGGACGAATTGGTAGAGTCACCAGCCTTTCACGCTGGAATTTATGGGTTCAAGCCCCATACGCATCACCAATATGGCGCATTAGTTCAGAAGAGTAGAACGCCGGCCTGTCACGCCGGAGGTCACGGGTTCAAGTCCCGTATGCGTCGCCATGTGGATGTAGCTCAGATGGCTTAGAGCGTTGGATTGTGGCTCCAAAGGTCGCGGATTCGAGTTCCGTCATCCACCCCATAGGAGCTTGATGTAATCGGTAGCATGACAGTCTCCAAAACTGTTCGTGAGGGTTCGAGTCCTTCAGCTCCTGCCAAACAACAAAGACACACACAGCAAAATAACAAAATCAAAACTATGTTTTTTACAATGTGCTTTCTCCATAAGCAGCTCCTTTCTTTCATTCACCTCCCTTTCTTATGTGTCTTGTCTTCTTTCATCCATGTTTGCGGGTGTAGCTCAGCGGTAGAGCAGGTGACTCTTAATCACAAGGTCGTGGGTTCAATTCCCTCCACCCGCACCAACTGTATGCCGGCATAGCTCAATGGTAGAGCAGCGGAATTATACCCCGTTGCGCCAGATAAGCGGCAGGTTGTGGGTTCGAGTCCTACTGCCGGCACCAAATTCATGTAAGGACTGATTTCTATTAGTTACATTCTGATGAGCGGCAAGGAAGTTGCCGCAAGAGAAAAAGAAAAAATAAGAAGAACGATATCTAACTTCGCAAGACCACCAAAGCTTGCCGTAATCATGGTAGGTAACAATCCTGCTTCTCAGGCTTATGTCAGAGGTAAGGAGAAGGATTGCGAGGAATGCGGTATTGATTGCCGTGTATATCGTTTTGACGATACAGTAGCTCAAAGCGATTTAATTGTCGCTGTACAGACGCTAAATCATCGAAACGATGTTGACGGTATTTTGGTGCAGCTTCCTCTTCCGCAGCATATCGACAAGAACGCAGTAATTGAGCATATCCACCCAGAAAAAGATGTGGACTGCTTTAGGGCTGAGAGTGTTGGCAAGCTGGTTCTTGGTAGGCCGACGTTTATGCCGTGTACACCTTCTGGTATTGTTGATCTGCTGGAAGCCTTTGATATTAAAGTCGAGGGAAAGAATTGTGTTGTGATCGGCAGAAGTGATGTTGTTGGAAAACCTATGTCTGCATTGCTGACCAGTATGGGTGGCACTGTAACGACATGTCATTCAAAAACAAAAGACATTTCTACTTACACACGAAACGCAGATATTATCGTTTGTGCAGTTGGGAAGCCTGGTTTCCTTATGGCTGATATGGTAAAGGATGGCGCGGTTGTTGTGGATGTTGGAATCAATAGAGGCGAAGATAGTAAGCTTTGCGGTGATGTTGATTTTGCATCGGTAAGCGAGAAGTGTAGTGCGATTACTCCGGTTCCTGGCGGCGTTGGCCTGATGACCAGAGTTGCATTGCTGAAAAATACAGTAAAAGCATACGCCACGGTTAATGGTTCAAATTCTACCGGCAATTAAGCAATAGAAGTCCCGCAAGGTGAAAGCGCTCCAATAGGATGTTCGGCGTATTTAGCTATTCGCAAGGATAGTGCGCCCTGGCTATGGGAGAAATAGCTGGCAGTAGGAGAGAAAGCGTTGCGGCTTTGCGCCTCTGAAATGTCATGAAGCCGCACTTGATATAGGGGAGCGCCAGAGTCGGAGAGCTGGGGCGGTCTGTAAAACCGTTGCTTTCGGGCTGAGTGGGTTCGACTCCCACCTCCCCTACCAAATATGGGTGTAGTAACCAAGAGGTCAAAGGAGTCTCGCCGGCAGAGTAGGAGTGTCGCCCTACTTCGTAAAAGAGATCGGTTGACAACCGTTCGGTGTGTTCAAATCCACCCTCACCCACCATATATGGCGGAATTGACCCCAGTAGGTGCGGGGAGCAGTCTTGAAAACTGTTGGCCGTGATGAGCGGCTTGTGGGTTCGAGTCCTACTTCCGCCGCCAGATCATACTCAGATGCGCTACGGCGCTCTGGGTTTATATGGATCGGTAGCTTATGAGGTCTGAGCGACGGTCTGAAAAACCGTAGGATGAAGGATCGTTACCTTCCCGATCCACCAATAAAGGCATGTACAGCAATTTCTTGAACCACCATTTCAAATCATATTTTTGGTCAAATATGTCATGTCTTGTGTCTAAAGAGAGTCACCAATGGACGTTAAATAAGTGGGGGAAACCGTGCAAACCGGAAGTATGCGCCTGTAACTCAGTTGGTAGAGTAGCGGCCTTTTAAGCCGATGGTCGGGGGTTCAACTCCCTTCAGGCGCACCAGCAACACACGAGAAATCGTGTGTTTTTTTTATTTTGAAACGAAAGGAGGACGGAGCGTGGCAGGCGATGTTAAAAAGACCAGTAGCGCAAAAGGGACGAAATCTGAAAAGCTGACTTTTGACAGCGTTGACAAATATCCATACCACTGTACTGCATGTGGCAAAGGATATACGAGACAGAAGGACAACTTCAATGTATCTCCGTCCCCGTATTATGAGAAAAACGGCGGTTATCTTCATGTTTGCAAACGCTGTTTGGATAAATCATTTGAATATTACAGAGATGAGGTTTTTGGTGGCGATCAAGACAAGGCTATGGAGCTTTTGTGTGCTACCATTAACACCTGTTTTGACGAGACGGCCTGGGCGAATGCTAAGAAGCATCCGCAGAGCAATCGTAGTAAGGTAAGCGTTTATTTCTCTAAGCTTAATTTGTCTCAGACAAAAGGCGCATCTTATGCGGACACAATTCTTTATCGTGAGGCAAATAAGGTGGAGAATGCTTCATCTATTCAAGAGGTTCAAGACAACCCATCAATCGGCACTCCGATTGAGACGGTTAAGCTATTTGGCCTTGGATTTAGCGACCAGGATTATGAAACACTTCAGTATGAGTATGACGATTGGGCGGCAAAGTATGGCATTCCAGAAGATAAGCGACAAGAAGAGCTTTATAAAAGCATTTGTTATTTGAAGCTCCAGCTCCAAAAGTATGTACAGAATGGAGATACTGGTATTGGCGCTCTTGCTAAAACTTATAAGGAGTATATCAATGCTGCTACGACTGAGCTTGAAGATCGAAAGCAGAAAAAGGAAGATGCGGTCAAGTTAGATCCGCTTGGTGTATGGATATCTGATATTGAGAAACATACGCCGGCAGAGTATTACAAGGATAAAAGTTTGTATCACGACTCAGATGGTCTTGGCTCATATGCAAGCAGATTTATTTTTAGACCTTTGAAGAATCTTCTGACCGGTTCTAAGGAGCTGGATAAGGAGTTCAGTCTTTCTAAGGAGGACTGAACATGAATTATGCAGAATTGATGGATGAGCGTCAGGCGAAAATTCATGAGCATTATCCTTCCACTCATTATTTGGGCAGACGGGAAAATGTTGAACGGCTGATGTTGTGGATCACTTTTTATAGACGCAACCCGTCAAGGTTTGTGGAACACTATTTCGGTATTACACTCCATCTGTACCAGCACTTGATTTTGTATTTGATGGAGTTTTTTCCAAGCTTTTGTATTGTTGCTGCTCGATCTGCAGCAAAGTCATTCCTGATTGCTGTGTTTGCATGTAAGGAAGCAATTCTGCGGCCTGGTGCAAAGATTGTTGTCGCGTCTGCAACGAAAAAGCAGGCGCGTCTTATTGTTTCTGAGAAAATCAGAAAAGAACTCATACCAAAGTCGCCATTGCTTGAAGCGGAGATCGATAGTTTTAAGGATAACCAGAATGAAATCGAGGTTGTATTTAAGAACGGCAGTTCTATTGTGGTTGTTGCTGCAAATGAAAATGCTCGTGGTTATCGTGCTACTGTAATGATTTACGAAGAGTTCCGTATGATCGTTAAGAACATTATTGATAGTGTTCTTTCTCCGTTCCTTTATATCAGACAGGCCGATTTCTTGAAATACGAAGAGTATGCACACATGAGAGAAGAGCCAAAGGAAGTATATATCAGCTCTGCATGGTATCAGAACCATTGGATGTGGAATCTGATTCGTGGATTTGTTAAGGATATGCTTACCGATCAGTCTTCTTGCGTGATTGCAATGGACTACAGTATTTCGTTGAAGCACAACATTAAGACGAGAAACTTCTTGATTAAAGAGCGGAAGAAGCTCGATCCGATGTCTTGGGCAATCGAGTATGAGAACCAGATGATTGCAGAAAATGCAAAATCGTTCTTTAACTATGACCAGTTGAACCGCAATAGAAGACTGAAACGAGCTTTTTATCCTCGTCGCAATGATGAGGTGCTTTTGAAGCAAAGGAACAAATACGATATTCCAAAGCAAGTTGGAGAAATCCGTATCCTATCATGCGATATCGCTATGGAAGGCGGTAATGCGACAGATAACTCCATTTTCTCGTGCATTCGTTTGCTCCCAGAAAGCCAAGAGTACAAAGTTATGGATACTACCGGTGAGCATATCGAAGTAAAGCGTGGATATAGAAGACAGATTGTTTATATGGAAGCCGTGCATGGCGGAGAGACTACCAAGCAGGCTATTCGTATTAAGCAGCTCTATACCGACTTCAATGCAGACTATTGTGTATTGGACGGACGAAATGCTGGTATTTCAGTTTATGACATGCTGGCGAAGGTCTTGTTTGATGAAGAGCGTAATGTAGAGTATAAGCCCTGGAAATGTATGAATGACGATAAGGTTGCAAATCGTATTCAAATTGCCGGCGCAGAAGAGAATGTGTATGTTATCAAGGCTCAGTTGGAGACAAACAGCAATATTGCTGAGTCAATGCGTAATGGACTGAATTCTGGGATGATTGATCTGCTTATCAGCAATACAGAGGCTGTTGATGAGATTGCAAACTTCATTCCTGAGTACGCAACTGCGGATGTGGATACGCAGCTTTTCTTTGAGCGTCCATATTTGGAAACCGCAGCTCTGATTAACGAGATGATTAACTTGGAATATGAGCGCGGTGAACAGACAGGACTTATTAAGATCATAAACAACAATGACCGTAAAGACCGATACACTTCGGTTTCTTACGGTAATTATTTTGCTCAGATGTTGGAGCATGATTTGCTTTCTGACAGCTCTGAGTATGAGTATGTACCATTATTTAATTAAAAGGAGGTGAGAAGATTGCCAAGTAATCGAAAATGGTTCCAGTTTTGGAAACGCGACGATGTATTTGAAGAGAATTCGGCTATTGCTGTTGCGGAAGAGCCGGTTCACGAATTCAATACCGATATCGGAACGGCATATATCCGAATGCTGCAAAGTGCTGGAGAAATGCCATACACCATTCAAGAAATTCGTGCGTTTACGAAAAATCCGTTGGCGCACATTGCCGAAATCAGAAGTATGGCGCAGTGGGCATATCACACAAATGGCGTTGTAGCAAGTGCTATTGACTATATGAAGACAATGCACACCCTTGACGGTGTTATTGTGTGTAAGTCGAAAAGGGCAGACGGAAGCAGACCCCGTAACTATCGTATGAATAAATCCAAGATGGAAGCAACGCTGAACACAATTCGATATAAGCAGGTAATCCGTGATGCAATTTTCAAAGATGCAAACGACGGTATGTACGCGGCTTATTTTGAGACGGCCACTTCTACACCAGATTACAGGATGGCTTTGACTGATTATGATATGCACAATATCACTGAGATCAATGCAATTGGTATGAATGCTATGGTAATCCCACTTCCTATCAACTATGTAAGAATTGTGGGACGACGCAACAACAGCTACCAAATCGCATTTGATTTGCGATATTTTGATGGTCTTACTGACGAAGCGCGTAAGCGTAAGCTTGCAGGCTTCCCAAAGGAAATTCAAGAAGGGTGGCTGAGATACAACAACAGAGATATGTCAGCGCCGTGGCTTGTATTGGACAACAATAAGACGATTGTGACGAAGATAAAAAGCGAGATCTCAGATCCGTATGGTGTCCCGTTTGCAATCGCTGCGCTGGATGATATTAGCTACGCTCAGTATTTCGTAGATACCAAGAGAAATGTTTTGGACTCTGTAAATAATCAGATTGTGTATGAGACATTCCCTGAGGGCAAAGAAAAGGGAACATCTGCACTGACTGAAAAACAGCAGAGACAACAGCATGATTTGGTTAAGAGCGCTCTTGCAAGTAAGAGCAGAAATGCTGGTGGCACATCCTTCTTCTCACTGGCAGCAGGAACGAAGCTCAATAGTATTTCGCTGGATGTTTCTTTGCTTGATGAGAAAAACGAGAACTCCATTGTGGATTCTGTAAATAAGGATATTGGCGTGAGCGCAAGTGCGCTGGATGGCAGCAGCACTGGCAACTACTCCACTGCAAACTTGAACTTGGAGCTTGTTGCAGCCAATATCTATACCTGGATCGAAGATATTGTTGAAGAACTGAATAAGTGCATCAACAAGAACATTATCAACGATTCCAGTTGTCGGGTTGAGTTCTATGTTTTGCCTGTAACTATGGTCAACAAGGACAAGATGGTTGGATACATGTCCGATCTGTACGCTCGTGGTAAGGGTAGTCTGTACGCATGGATTGCATCTACGGGCTTTAATCCAGACAATTACATTGCGCTTATGGAATATGAGCTTCAGGAGGATTTTGAGAATCGCTATCCTGTGCATAGAACATCGTTTACTGTTACGGGCAAAGATGATCCAGAGCATGAGGATCACAATCAGGGTGGTGGAAGACCAACATCTGATAGTGACAATCCTGCGGCGGTTCAGCAAAAGACGAATGGAGCAAATCAGCAGCCCAAGCCATCAACTGGATAAGGGGGTGAGAGAATGAGCAAGGAAATTATGGGGCGCATTTTTGAACTCTCGAACGACAGACAGATTGCAGGCCGAAGAAAGATCAAGCTTATTTTGCACGAGATCTATCCAAGCCGTGATATCTGGCAAACAAACGGTATCTCATGGGATGAAACCTATACAGCGCAGAACCTTGAATCTGTATCTAACATGTCCTTGTGCGTTGAGTTTTTGAGCGAAGAACGCAGACTGCCATATGGACACGGACTGACAGAGATTAGGGATAATATGCCGTATTTGGAAGATGCAACTGTGGTAGGTCATTGCGAAAAGGGTTACATCGCAGATGTTGAAATCGACGGCGAAACAAAGAAGGTTCTTGTTGCTGAAGGCTATATCGATGAGATGCGATATCCGAAGTTTGTTGCGTGGTTGCAAGAGAAGATGAAAACGGACGGCGTTAAGGGCAGCGTTGAAATTGTTGGTCGTCCGGAATACGAAAATCGTATTATTTACGATGGCGGTTGGAAAGAGAAGGGTAGAGTACCACAAATCTACGATTATAGTGGATATGCCATTCTTGGTATCAGACCGGCAGATGATACCGCAATCGTCATGGAGTTAAATAATAAATTGGAAGAAAACAAGGAGGACACAATTATGGACGAAAAGATTATGGGTCAGTTCGTCGAGCTTGTGAAAACTTCCGTCAATCAGACCATTACTGAGCTTAACAATAAAAGCGAAGAGTATGAGGGTAAGATTTCTGAGTTGAACGGCCAGTTGGCCGCTAAGGATGCAGAAATCGCTGAGTTGAATGAGAAGCTTTCTGCAGCACAGGCGGATGTGGCGGCTAAGGATCAGACCATCGAAGCACAGAATACTGAGCTGAATAGTCTGAAGGATACCAATGCCGCTCTGGAGAAGGAGAAGAAGCTGGCAGAGCTGAATTCTGCACTGTCTGAGTTCAGTGCTGAGGAACAGGCTCTTGCACAGGCAGAGATCGACGCATTCAAGGCAGACCCCAACTCTGTCGAGTTGAATAGCATCACCAGCAAGATTTGCGTAGAAATGGTACGCAAGAACAAAGAAGCACACACCAATGAACAGAACAGCGCACCTGATATTTTCGGCGGGGTAAGCTCTCCCGAAGACAAGGGCGAAGTTGACATTTTCGGTTAATCGAAGGAGGACAACAGAATGAAATACAAGACTATTGGTGCATTTAAGAATGTACAGAATGTGCCTTACTGCAAGGCAACAGTAGATCTTCATGTTGGCATGGGCGTTATTCTTGACCGCGTAGCCAAGACCGCTGCTCTGCCTGCATCTGAGGACGAGGCTAAGACCGCAGTTTATATCGTAACCAACATCAACGACAAGCCTGAGCTGCATAACAGCCCTGAGACTTATGTTGTGAATGCTGGCGAGTATGTACGCGCAGATGATCTGAGAACCGTGAACGGTCTTGAGATCGAGTTCGCCGCATTTGAGATCGTTGGCGGCACTGCTGATATCGCTGTTGGCGATACTCTGGTGTTTGACACTACTGGCCTTGTAAAGAAGGCTGACGACGCAACTGGTTATGCAGTTTCCTTCAAGGTAATTGCTAAGACCGCATATATGGATGATGGAATCCTTGCTGAGATCGTATCTCTGTAAGGGTTTTGTTGTATAAGGAGGATAGACGATAATGGATAACATTTTTGAAATGAATACCGTCAACAATGTTAAAGATACTGTTGGCGCATCTAAGGTAAAGGCAACATCCCCCGTTGTCGAAGTGTTCTCTGCTCTGGTTCAGGGTAAGAGTCTGAACGGTATTGACGGCAAGGTTGTTGACAAGTCCGTTGAGCATATCAAGGATCTGGCTGGCCGTGCAATCGACGGCGATCATCAGGCAATTTCCGAGCTGAACGCCATTCAGCGTTTCACTATCGAGCCTAAGCTGATCGAGGCTATCAAGATCTTCAATTTCATGGGTACATATAAGTCCCTGCCATATGACACCGTTCCTATGATGAAGACCTACAAGTACGAGAGCATTGATTCTCGTTTCCAGGCTTCAAGCGGTGACGTACCTTTTGCAACTCACAGCTTCCGTGAGTATCCAATCGGCACACAGACCATCTCTGCCGGTTATGCTTGCGACTACCGTGAGCTGCAGAGCGGTAACTTTGACGGCACTATTGCCGAGGGTATTGCTCAGGTTCAGACTGACATGCAGAACAAGGCTGTTTACTATGTAATCGCCAAGCTGTATGACGCTCTGAAGAACGCCAAGGGCGTGAAGCATTTTGCTGAGTCTCAGGGTATTACTCAGACTGCCGTTGACGACATGCTGAAGGCAATGCGTCGTTATGGCCGTGTGAACATCTGCGGTGATTATTCCGTGGTTTCTCAGCTCAACGAGTTCGCTGGTCACAAGACCTTCGGCGCAAACACCATTCCTTTCGGTGCTGATGTTGTTGCAGAAGAGATCCGCAAGACTGGCCTGCTGAGCTACTACAACGGCTCTCACATCGTAGAGCTGCCTAACGCTCTGGACTTTACCCGCATGAATGCGGACAAGACTTCCTATGAGCTGTATATGCCTCAGGGTCTGCTCTTCTTCATTCCTCAGGGCAATGTTGCACCTCTCCAGATCTTCCGTCGTGGCGGCCTGACCACTATGACTGGTGATGATATCGTAACTCGTCAGCACATGACCCGTTTCGATATGGAGATCGGCGCAGGCGTGGCCGAGGGTATGGAGGATCAGATTGGTCTTCTGTCTGACACTAATTTCGAGGTTCCTTCTCTGTAAGAAATTAGTTAAACAATCTTAAAAGGAGGGAGATAATATTCTCCCTCCTAATTTATCATAAGGAGCGATAAGCAAATGGAACTGACCGATAAGGTTTTAATCAATAATTTGTGCGATTGGGCGCTGTACTTCCGTCGTTTGAACGGTGTTGGTGATATCCGTGTTCCCGCAAGAGTAAAGAACTTTGCCATGCTGGATGTTGCTGAGGTGCAGATGCAGATCCAATCTGGAAATAAATTGTTCATCGGCAATGACGAGATGCGTCCTGGCGATCATGCAAGACTGTTCATCGTAGACGATAAGCAGCGTAAAGAGTTGCTGGGATACGGTGAGGAAACCGGCGACGATGCTCTTGTTTTGAATGCCGAAAGCGTTACAAAGCTGCTGGCTGTCAAGAAGAAGGAAGACTTCAATCGTCAGCTTGAAGAGCTGGTGAAGACCGACGCTGAGAAGAAGATGGTCGTGCAGCTTGCTAAGGAAGCTGGCGGAGATGATGTAGCGGCCTGGAAGATGGAAGCTATCAATAAGCTGGCTGAAACAACTGTACTGTAAGTAAGGAGGATGAGGTATGGATCAGCCTACTACTTTCACGGAGATCGAGACAAGCTTTCACTCCATGCCTCTTACCAAGTATGTAATCGCACAGGAGTTGGAGCAAGAATGGCTGAAAACTGCTGTTGCTGATTATGAGCTTGAATTGAGCTGCGATCTGAAATATGACACGCAGAGCAAAGCATTTGCGGAAAAGCTTGATCGCCCCACCGTGCGTATTCTCGCACTCATGATGTATGTGTCTTATCTACAAAGAGAACTGAGCAGGGTTATGGCCTTGAATGGTATCTATGGTAAGGATATTCAGATTACGGGTGGGGATGCGACCAAGCGAGTAACAAAGCAAGAGCTGGAGCATGAAATTAGTCGTGTAAATCAGATGCTTCACAAGATGAAGACGCATTGTTTTGAATAAGGAGGTGTGCCATGCCTGTTGAATGGTATTTGATGACACGCCCTTTATACAACAGTGGGTTTGAAGGCGACGAGTTTGCTGCATTCGCACAGGACGGTTTTGAGGAAGTGCTTGAATCTTTTCTTGCTGAGGATGTCGAGATATACGAAAAGCGAATGAGTGTAGAGCCTGTTATTACAAGAGCGGTTATTCAAGGTACGACAAGCGACACCTATAACAATAGTGTGCTTCGCCAATTTCTTTGCCGTATCGGTACGCTTCGTAGTGGACAGTACATCAAGGCAAGAGATCAGATTTGGATGATTTATTCTAAGCCTGATAATAACAAGATGTACGAAAAAGCCGTTGCTTGGCAGTGCAAATACTCCATTCGATTCATCTCCCCGTTGACTGGAAAAGTTGTGGAGTATCCAGTGTATGACATCAATAGCACTCAGTACGGATCTGGTGAAACTGCTAAGGAGTACATGACGATTGGTTCTGCTCAGCACTTGGTATATATCCCCTACAACGAAGAAACCATTCGACTTGATAGCGGGTTTCGGTTTTTGATTGATAAAAACCATGAGAAACCAACTGCTTATCGCTTGGCGCAAGTTGACCCAGGTTCGTATGCCTGCGGTGAACATGATGGCGTAATCCAATGGACGGTTGTAGAGAGCCAGTTTGACGAAGAAACAGACAGCCGAGAACTTATGGTTGCCGACTACTATGGCGTATCTGAGCATTCAAAGCCAGATGAGCCGGCAGTTGGTTATAGTGTGACTATAACCACAGACGATCAAAACGGCGAAGTCGTGTTTGGTGAAGAATGTCGTGTTGCAATCGCATTCATGAATAATGGTGTTGTTGCTGATGCTATTCCTCTGAATATTTCAATTACAGATGGATTAGAGTACGGCACACTCAAGGAGATCGGGGAGGACTATTTTATAGTTCGGGCGCTTGATAACCGAGACTATATTGGACAGGAAATTACCGTTGCTGTTGAGAATGCAGAACACGGTATTTCCGAGCAAGTAATTCTGAGAGTAAAGGGGTGGTATTGATGTATTTTGAAGAGATCCCTAATTACAGAGATACCATCATGGAGAGTATCTGTAAGTGTGATGCAATTATTGATCTGTTGCGCCCAGAAGAACAGCCAACAATGAAAACGTCGGAGATGCCTTACAAGTATATTTTTCCGTATGGACATATCATCGACAAAACAACGGAAGTTGGTACTTACATTTGTTTCGATGTTGTTGCTCCGAGGGTTATAGACCGCAACTTTACTGATTTCAGAATTGATTTTTGGATCATATCACACGAGAGACGAATGAAAACGCCAAAGGGGTTGGTAACGGATCTTCTGACAATCGAGTTAGACAAGCTTATCAACGGAAGCCGAGGTTTTGGCCTTGGCAGAGTTGAGCTAATGACTTGGGATAGATTCACACCGGCAGAGGATTTTCACGGAAGATCTCTTGTTTATCGAACGGTAGATTTCAATAGGGAGTAAAGGAATGGACACAAAAGATCTTGGTTTGCAGCTTTGCTCGAAAGATCCAGTTTATGTGGATGGCGTTCCAGTATTCCCGATTACATTGAAGACTATTGCGAAGATAGGATATAAACGCTTTAACGCTGAGATGCGGCTTTTATGTTTGACAGAAAGCGACATTCAGGCGTTGACCGGCAAGGATATTTCCAAGGTCGGTATATATGCGTATTTAGTCGGAAGCGCTTTAAGCGATTCTGAGTTCATGAATGCTCTGGTGTTTTGGCTGTCGCAGGTAACGCGCAGCCGTATTTCTTTTTCTCAGAAAAGAATGTGCTTTTCTGGTGGTGCTTTTGAAATCACAAAGGACAACTTTGAAGATGTACAGGCCGTAATTCGGCTTCGGAACGGATTGCAAGATATTAACGAGGAAGAGGAAAATCCAGACAATGAAGCGGCGCGAAGAGTGCTGCAACGCAGAAAAGAAGAGCGTATGAAGCGCAGAAAGGCTAAAGAGCCTGATGAGGAATCGGCAATCACGCTGGCCGATCTGGTAAGCATCCTTGCGAGTGGACTTGGTATGTCTATGGACGCAGTAATGGAGTACGATCTTTATCAGTTCAACGACCAATTTAACCGCTTGAAAATCATGGATGATTATGAGGTCAGCGTACAGGCGCTGTTGCACGGCGCTAAGAAAGAGGATGTCAATTTGACACATTGGATCACGAAGATAAAGCGTGATGCAGAATAAATGAACGGCAGTCTGGATTTGTCCCAGGCTGTTATTTTTATAAGGAGGTACATAAATGGCTAACGCAAAATTTGGCGCAAAGGAAGTCATGGACGTTGTTCTCTACGATATGGAGACAGACAAGCCCGTTATTCAGTTTGACAGCTTGAAGACTTCCAGCATTAGCGTAACTTCTGAGAAGGTTTACGCACGAGGCGGTAAGGGCAATCCTAAGCTCATCACTTGGGAAATCAATAAGGAAGCTACTTTGACTATCGAGGACGCTCTGATTTCTCCTAAGTCTCTGGAGCTTGTTTCCGGTATTGCTCGTAAGGTCGGCGTACAGACCATCCGCATGAGACAGGTAACTGAGTACGAGAACGGCGAGAACAAGGGTAAGCTGTATCCGCTGAAGGCTGATGCAGACGGCAAGATCAACCTGGCTTTCGCTCCTAACACCACTGCCGATAAGGTGCTTGTGTATCCTTACGACTCTGACTGCGAGGAAGAGGCTCTGTTCGATATGACCGGCGCTACTCTGTCTGGCACTGAGCTTACTATCGCTGCTGCTGCAGATCAGCGTGTGGTTGTTTACTATGATTACGACAGTGAGGCAACTGCCGAGACTTATGTAATCGATGCTGAGCATTTCAGTGGCACTTACAAGCTGGTTGGCGACACCGTGCTTCGTAACCAGAAGACCGGTAAGGACGAGGCATTCCAGGTCACAATTCCTAACCTGAAGTTTACTTCTAACCTGGAGCTGGGCTTTGCTGCCGAAGGCGATCCTTCCACCACTACTTTCGAGTGCGAGGTCATGAGAGATTCTGACACTGGCGCTATGATCCAGATGGTGAAGTATTGATCGCTAATGCGAGATAAAACGGGGAGGGTGTAAAATCCCTCCCCTCAACTTTTTTGAGGCAAGGTGACGAACAATGGGTAAAAAGAAGATTTTTGTGAGCGAAGTTCTGCCTTGTGCTGGCGAGTTGTGCGTTGTTATGGCGCTGATGGAGGTCGGCAATGAACTGAAAGAAGTTCAGGTTTGCCTCCCAAAGTCCTGCGGCATTGAAAAGTGCGTGGGAGAGGAAATCTATTATGAAATGAAGAATGGCAGGGTTCGCATTTCAGAGGTGCGCCAGCCAAAACCAGAGGTAGAAATCCCTTCACATGATGTAGAAAGCGGAGAGGAATAACCTCTCCCTTTCTTTTTCTTATGACGGAGGATGATAGTATTAAGATTTTGGCAATAGATCAAGCAAGAAATGGCGCATGGGCTGTATTTGACTATGAGAGCAAAAAGCTTGAGACATATGGAACCTTTTCTTTTGGAAGTAAGGATTATACATATGCCAAGGCTATTCTTGCGATTGAAAGTCTTGTAGACACAATTATCAAGGCTTATGGTATTTCGGCTGTTTTCATTGAAGATATCCAGCTTCGTATGAATGTGCAGTCGTTCAAGAAACTTGCGCAATTACAGGGTGTCCTCGTGAATCTTTTTGAGAAGAACGAATACTTGTACGATTTTGTGGCTCCGACACAATGGCAGAACTACTGCAAGGCAAGAGGTCGGAGTTCAAAAGAAATCAAAGAAAAAATTAAAGCCCTGGAAGCGTCTGGAAAGAAGGAGTCGAAGATCCTCTCGATCCAGTTTGTAAAAGAGAAATTTAATGTTGATACGGATAATGACAACTTATCTGATGCGATTTGTCTTGGGCATTATGCGGTCAACCATTTTAACTTAGAAGGGAAGACACTTCATGGCAAAGAAAAAGAGTAATGTTTCCATCAATGCGTTGGAAAAGTTCTGCAAGCATGTGTGGCCTGAAAACGTAGTTACAATGACCTTCTCTATCGGAGAAGATGACGAAATTACCTGCGAGGTAAAGAAGCGTCTTTCTCTTGAGGAAACCATGCGTTTTATTGAGGATGTCGTAAGTGCAACAATCATGGAAGATGACATGCTGATTGTCCCTATGGCGAAGGAGTATATTTGTGGCAAGAACATTCTGACATACTACGGCAACTTTACAATGCCTTCTGACACCAACAAGGCGTATGACCTTGTTATGGGTGCAAGTGAAATCATCGGTGCAATTATGAACACGATTGATATGCACCAGTACAACATGATTCAGGGTTGTATTCATGAGCGTATTGAATTTGAAAAGCAGAAAATGCTTTTCGGTCAAGAGGCTCAGATCCGTAAGCTTACATCTGAGATTGAGCGTGTCACAAATAATATGGCATCTCTTTTTGATGGTGTAAGTGGTGAACAAATGTCCGAGTTTATTACCGGTATGGCTGGAATGGCGAAGAATACCGAAGTGACCGCTCAGGATATGGCGAGAGCGATTGTGGAGAAAAGCACAAAGCAGTAACAATGGAGGGCGCATTATGAACAGAGCATTGTTTGAAGAGGATTTTGAAGATATTGGTACGCTGATGGACACCACATTACCCCCCCCCTGAACTGGTAGAATTCTATCGCAGATTACGGGATAGGGAGATTGTTTGGAACGATATCATTAACGACTGTATGATTGATATTCCGTTGTACATTTTCAAATGGAACAAAGAAGACAGC